GATCGGACTACCACTATTTAATTGACATCCTGCTGTTAAATCGCTTAAATTGTCTGTTGCAACACTATTTCCACTTGTTGGTTGCATTACAGATGTAAGTGCTACAGAAACTCCGTTTACATACATAGTGGCTGTATTTGAAAATGTATCACTATTATAAGTGATAACAATGTGATTCCACAAACCTAAATTAATAACTGTATTTGTAGTCCTTTTTTGATAATCATTTCCTGACCAATATGATCTAAAAAATAATTTACATTGAGAGCCTGATACATTATCTAAAGAAATGAACCAACCATTAAAGCCAACAGGTTTTTTATCTAATATTCTTTCATTATCTGAAACTGTATTTGGTTTTATCCAACAAGATACAGAACCACCTGATGCCCATATATCTTGAATAGGTGATTGATTACCAAAATTTACATATTCATCGCCACCATCAAATAGTGTTGATTTAGTATTGGTTACCTCTGCGAGGGCATCAACAAATCCACCTTTAGATGTGCCTAATCCTAATCCTAACATCTAATCTCCAATATAGGCAACAGCAGTACCACTATTCAATTCAAAAGATGTCCATCTTCCAAATATAGTTGTACCCTTAGGGAAGGTAACTCCATCTATAGCGTTTCCTCCTGATGCAGAAACTAATGTACTAGTTCCTGTATCATCAATATGTAATTGCTCTGTTTCCGCGACCAAGCCAGTAGAACCACTTTCAAATACACAGTCTGTTAAAAATTGTATAGCAACAAATACATAACCACTAGTTGCAGTTACAGCATCTTGCTTAGCTAAAATAGAACCTACTTGTCCTAACCCAATATTCGTTCCTTGATTTGATCCGTACATCTATTCTCCTTTAGATTTTTTAGCTTTTTTTGATTTCTTTTTAGTAGTTTTTTTAACCTTAGGCTTAACAGGCTCTACTTTTTCAATAATTACTTTTTTAGGTCTTCTCAACCTTAATTTATTTATTTTACTCATATATACCTCAGTTAATTAAGGGTGGCGATTAAACCACCCTTAAATTATAACCTACCTATTAAGTAAGTAAGAAACTACGAACTTGACCTGCTGCTGTTCCATATCTAGCTAAGACACCAAAAGCAGTATCAGCGATTACTTTTGTACCTAAGTAATCTAAGTCATACTGAGATTGCAATCTTGATGGGATACTGTATGCAATATGACAACATGAATTATGCAATACATACCCATGAGGATCTTTATTGTCAGTTCCACCACCACTATCAAAGTCAGTAGTTGCAGTTGTAACATTTTGACTCATCATAATGTTAAAACCATAAGCTTTAGTAACTACACCAGTTTGTGTAAAGTTTGCTCCTAAGGCTGCACCTTGAGTTGCAATAGCTAAATCACCAATATTCATTAGATTAGCATAAACACTTGGAGATAATACTATTGTCCAGTTATTAGGATTAGGATCTTGCGCATAACATTTTGTAGCGATAGCATCAAAATCTGCTTCAGTTCCCATTGGAGTTGCGCTAATATCAATCTCTGTCGCTGCGTTTAATCCGCCTGATGCTTTTAATGAGTCTATAATAGCTGCATCAATAGCTGTATCGACTGCATTTGCTACTGAATATCCTAATTCTTTAGCAAACATATTTAACATATCATAGTTACCTTGAACTTGAATTATGTCTTCAATAACAACAGCTGCATATTTGTGAGTATCTATGTTTAAAATTTCTTCACTTGCATCTGATGAGTCAACCTCAAAAGTTATAGCACCCTCACCTTTTGTTCCTGCTGTTACTTGATCTATTTTTGGTAAGTGTATTCTCTCACCTTGAGTTGCCACTAAAGGCGACAAATCATTACACACTTTATCTAATACTAATTGTTCTTTAATAGCAACCTCAACTGCATTTCCCCAAACTTCAGTAGCAAAAGACTCACCTGCTCTTGTACCTTCTCCGTTTAAACCACCTGAGATTACCGCATTATTATTATATGCCATTTCTTATTCTCCTAAGTTTTTTGATTTGACATCATTTCTTGATGCCATCTTCTTCGCTCTAAATCTGTCATTTCTGCATAAGTTTTTTCGCTTTTTGGTGTACTTATAGCTCCTCTTGCAGGAGTTTCTTTTGCCACATTTTGAGATAAACTTGATACCATAAATTCCAGAACGTCTAAATCTTTATCTTTGAATTTTTCATGCTGATCAGTCGGTAGTTTTTTTAGCAGCTCACTCTTTCTTTGATCGACTAAGGTATTGTATTTATCTTTATAACCTTTTTCATTCTCATACAAAGTCTTCCACTCTTCTTTCTCTACCATTTTAGCTTTTTCTTGCTCTTCTATCATTGTCTTTAGTTTAGCAACTTGAGCTTCAGCATCCTGACTCCTTTGTCTGTACTTTTTGCTTTCTGCAATCAACGATCCTACATCAGGAGTATTTGTAGGTGTTTCTTGTGTAGTTTCCTCACTAACTGTTTCGGTTGCTACTTTTGTTTCTTCGGACATACTGCCCTCCTATTTTTAACTAATTTGTGTTCAAAATATGGTGGTATATTAATAATAATTCGGACAAAGCATACTATATATAGTGTAATTTTATAAAAATAATATTAAATTCGCTTGACTACTAAGTATGGAAAATAAAGAATTTAAGGAAAATTGGTTTGATTTTATAGACTATGTTCCTCACAATGGACAAAAAAAGTTGCACTTTCCAAACAAAGATTGGAGATTTTGTGTGGCAGTCTGCGGTAGGAGATGGGGAAAGTCTGTAAGCGCATCTATAGAGGCTCAAATTATACTTGCGAAACCTAATAAAAGAGTTTGGTGCGTTGCGCCAACCTATGATGGTTCTGAAAAGATATTTAGAGAGATTTGGCACAAAATGGTTGTGGAAAAAGGGTTTGAAACAACTAGAGCTTCATATAAAGACCAATATATAGAATTTGAATGGGGTAGCGTAGTAGAAGGTAAAAGTGCCGACAAGCCTGATAGCTTAGTTGGTGAAGGTTTAGACTTACTTATACTAGATGAGGCTGCTAAAATAAAGAAAAAGACGTGGGAAATGTATTTAAGACCTACGCTATCTGATAGAAAAGGTAAAGCTCTTTTTATAACAACGCCACAAGGATTTAATTGGATATATGATTTATACTTGCTTGGACAAAAGGATGAGATGTGGCATTCATTTAACAGTCCTAGTTATGAAAATAATTATGCTTATCCTGACGGTAGTCGCGATGCCGATTTACTGGAAGCTAAGCGAAATTTGGCAAAAGAAGTTTATGACCAGGAGTATGGAGCGAAGTTTACGAGTTTTGCAGGTAGGGTTTATCCCTTTGATCGTAATCTTGATATGGGCGACTTTAAATATGATCCTAGCTTACCTACTTTTTGCAGTATAGACTTTGGATATAGACAACCTGCTGTATTATGGATGCAAACATATAGAGAAGCAGGTATGTGGCACGTCAAAATTATAGATGAAATTATACATGAGAGAGATATAAAAACAGATGATCTTGTTAAGAGGATTAAAGCAAAGCATTACAAAAATGTTGCATACTTTGGTGATCCTGCAGGTGGACAGGCTCAAGGTCAGACAGGTTTAGGAGATATAGAAATTTTTAGAAGACAAGGCATTATTGTAAGGACTGTAAGAGATAAAGTTTCAAGAAAGATTGAAGCAGGTGTATCTCACGTTAGAGGTTTTATAGAAAATGCTGAAGGTATGAGATTTCTTCATGTAAACAAAAAATGTTTAGGTATAGCAGAGGACTTAGAGAACTATCGCTATCCTGAACCCAAAGAAGGCTTCCCACTTAAGCCTGATCCAGTAAAAGATGGTTATCACGATCATGGTTGTGATGCCCTTAGATATTTTTTCATTAACAGATTTCCAATTAAAAACAGAGAAGTAAGGATACTACAAAGATGATTGCACAAGATATAATTAAAGAGTCGTTACAGAATGAAAAGCTAAGAATAGCGCAAAGTAGAAGAGATGAGATAAGACGTATGGTAGATTACTATACAGATTGTGAAACTAGCAAATACATAATAGATCACTTTAACTCACAAGCATTCAGAGAGATACCTCCTTACTCTGTAAACTTTACAAGAAGATTTATTAATAAGATGTCGAGAATATATACCTTAGGAGCGGATAGGAATGTCAGCGATGAGTACCTCTTTTTAACACGCAAGAAGAACGCTAGAATGAAGCACATAGAACGAATGACGAGGCTTGTTGGTACAATAGCAAACAGGGTAATGGTTAAAGAAGATGCCAATGGTACTTTCTTTGAGTATAGACCTATATATTATTACAATGCGTTCTTTGATGACGATCCGTTTTTGCCTATGGCAATAACCTATCCGCTACTCCTTCCTGTAAACGACATATCAGAAACTGGAAAATTAGAATATGCTTATTGGGATGACGTTCATTACGCTCAATATGATGAAGATGGAAACATAACTATGCAATATGAGCATGGATTTGGAATGTTACCATTTGTATTTACACATAGAGAAGATCAAATAGACTCACATTTTGTAGAGGGTGCTAACGATATTGTCAATGTAAACGAGCAAGTAAATATAACGATGACTGAAATGCAACTTGGTTTAAGGTTTCAAATGTTCGGTCAGCCAGTAACTACAGGTGCAGATATAGATGTAAACACTATTAGAACAGGATCAGATAGTATATTAGGTTTACCAGAAGGTTCTACATTTAATATTGTATCTCCAGAAGGTGATATAAACGCAGTTATTGAAAATGTAAAGTTCCAAATAGAACTTGTTGCATCTAACAACCATTTAATGATAAATTGGGCAGAGCAAGGTGGCGAAATGCCATCAGGTGTTAGTCTTATGATTAAAGACTTAGAAAGAACAGAGGATTATTATGATGATCTTGAGTTGTTTAGAATGTATGAAGAGGAGTTTTTTATTGTTGAAAAGGCAGTTGGTCAAGCAAACAATATCAATCTTCCTAATAAGTTTGGTGTTAATTTTGTTGAACCTGAATATCCTCAGTCAATCCAAGATCAAATTGCTTGGAATACTTACAGATTAAGTAACAATCTGACTACTAGACCTAAATTGCTTAACGAAATTAACACAGACCTATCTTTAGAAGAAGCCGAGCAAATAGTTAATGCTAATGCAGAGGTCAATTCAGATATAGAGCAAAAATGATAAAAAAAATAGAAGTTACATTTGATTTTGGAAAACTGTCAAGAAAAATAGACAAAATTTTACAGAATGATATAGAAGTTAAGAAGAAAGAATTTGCCGCTATGGCAAGAACTAATATTATATCAGGAAAGCTTAGACCTTTAAGACAAACTACTGTAAATCAAAGAAGAAAAGGTGGAGGTAAGGGTAGACCAAAAACAGGAAGTATAACACCTTTATTCTATACAGGCAAATTATTAAGTTCAATAAAACCTGTTAGCGAAGGAATTGAGCTATTTGAGTACGGATGGCATCATAATCAAGGATTTGATCATCA